ACAAACACTCACACAAGTTTGCACACAGGGGTGGGGATGGGGGAGGGAGACTCACACATTCACACAAACCTATCAAAAGAGAGAGAAGCATCACTAGCTTAGGGGAACTCCGAAAGAATTTATGGAGACCTTTATATCACTAGTGACTCTTTGGGAGAACATCCCGGTGAGAGAAACCTCATGGGGACGCTAGCAAGTAAAAACCTACTAGCCGAGGTCGGGATGGACAGTTTAAGTCTGCCAACTAGCTATTATACTCAGCCAGAGTACCTGATTTATTATTCTCTCAAGCAGGCCTAGAGAGATCAGCCGGACACAACCTGCATCCAGCGCATCTGAAGGTAGGAATAGTCAAGGAAGATGGGAGGGGCATAACCATTTCTAATACAAGCATCACGGACAGCGCAGCACCAAGCAGAGTAATTAGAAGGACCAGCATGATGGGCAAGAAAGCACAGGGAAGTAACAGTGTCTTGGAAGTCACCGCCACGGGACCACATGACAGATTGCTCATAAGTGTCAGGTTCAATCACAGGGTGGTAATAGAAAGGGATGGTCTCATCAGGGACAAACCAACGTTTCAGGAAAGTAACATCAGCAAGGGAAGAGGACTCGGGAAAATCACCTTCTTTAGAAGCAGGAGTTACCACATAGGGAGTATACTTATCATAAAAAGCCTTAAGATCACGAGGGTGAAAGTCAGGGGAGCAAGCATACAACACATCATCACCGTAAGCCAAGATTTGATAATTCGCAGGGGTAGGAACGAAATCAGGGCGGGAAATGAGAGCGGAAAGGACAGAGATGTTATTGATCATAGAATTAAAAATGGAAGTTCCGACAGCACCAGAGGGCATTCCACCAATCATTACATAAGCCCTATCACCAAAGACATGTTTCGAGGAGCGAATAGTATTGAGGTAGTGGAGGACAACATTTGGGGACATAATTTCTTCATCCACATCAATCAAACTAGCGAGCCGAGAAGCAATCAAATTAAAACAAACAGAGGGGAGGGTAGAATCAAAGCAGGAGTAATCAAGGGACCAGACATTGCGGAAACGTTTGAAGGATTGGGCAAAGACAGTCCAGTGAAAGTCAGGGTCACAACCTACAGCAGATCCAAATTTACCAGGGTTAGAGTGGAAAAGGGCAAAGACTTCTCCAAAGACCATTCGACCAGCGATTATTGCATGAATTGGAGCGGCTTCAACCAACCTAGTCTTACCAGCCCGGGCCTTAGCCGTCARGCGGAGCTCATCCTTCAAGAAGGTAGTGTAAAAGTAATCCGGAGACCGGAGAGTTTTCAGAATTTCTTCTTCTAACTCAGGTTTTGGGACATACTTTCCATCACCATTCAAGATGAACAGCTCACGCCGAGACGTCGTCAGACTCCAGGGATAACCAGCAGACTGGGTCATGTCTATTCCGTCCAGACCTTCAACACCGTTGATCGCATCAATCATAGAAAGAGTCTTAAAGCGAGGGAAATTACACTGGGAAAAGTAGAGATCAGCAGCTTCAGAAAGACCAGGCCAGGGTTCAATCACATCACCTTTATTCTGTTTAGAGAAAGCAACCTCATCAACAGTCACACCAGGGGGGAGACGCCTATCATGATTGAGGAGGGCAGCAGGTTCCTTCGTAGGTTCGAAGGCACCCCAAGCAGGAGAGTGGGTGAGTTTAGAGCGACGAGGGATATGGGGAGCAGGACCAGGCATAGGAATATCTACAATCACAGATTGGGGATTAGCTTGGCGGAAAGCATCCATGAAATCAACAAGAGGGTCTGAGTAACCAGTCACACCAGCAACACCAGCAACATGCACACCAACAAGACGGGGGCCAGCAGGAGTAGAGAGGACAAGGGGAGCACCACAAAGACCAGGGAAGGAAACACATTTATAATGGTAACATTCAGCAGCAGTAATCTCGGGGCAGTCAGACACAACATAAGAAGCTTCAGAAACCTGTATGAAACCAGGGCCACGGGGGAAGGAAGCAACAAGGTAACCAGCCTTAGCATTACAATCTTTAATAAACCTATCTAAACACTTCATTTGGGGAGCATCAGGGGCCTCAAGCATGCAAAGTTCTTTAAAGGTAAAGATTTTACGAGCAGGGAAAGTTTTTGTACCAATTGTCAATTGAGCCTTATCCTTAAGCACAACATGATCAGCAGTAACAAAGAACCTTTGACCAACACCAATTGCAGAAAAAGTAGAAAGCTTATCACCATCAGAAGAACAGCCACCAACAACGTTATTTACAATAGTGGGGTTGTAACCTACAATACCTTGCCTACGAGCACGGGGAGGGTTCTTGCGAGGGGCAGGCTCAGGGGTTTTGGATTTGACAGCAGGAGTACCTGTGTAGGCACCCTGTCGCCTTTCCTTAAAGTAGGAGTAGGTAAGAGAAATGAGAACGGTAAGGGAGGTAATCACAGACAAAACAGCAGTACCTACAAAGATGGGCTTTCTCCATTGCCACAATTTCTTAATCACAGAAATATCCTGATTTTGGGAAATAGCAACCTGAACTTCAGAAGGAGTGGAGGAGAGAACTTCAATTTCTTCATAACCATCATCTTCCGAATCAGAGGGAGGATTGTTAAAAGTACAAGCAAGCTTACCTTGGGGTTTAGGAGGAGGGCCAGGGGGAAGCTGGGGAAGCTGAGGGGGAACAGTAGGAGCAACACCATTCACCATAGGAGGAAGTTGAGCAGCAACGGGTTTACGGGGTTTAATCAGATGGGAAAAGCAATCAAGATTGTTTTTCTTACTACAAATCAAGAGCTCAATTTCATCAACCAAATCATCAAGATGGGCAAACCTACCTTCAATCCTAGCACCAACATTCTTAGGATCAATTGTTAACCTGCAGCATTCAAAGCGAAGAAAGGGGCAATCAGCAGCAAAATGACGAGTGGCGGGACCATCAGCAGCAAGGGCATCTTCAACAATAAGCCTTTCACCATTAGCAAGGGGTTCACACCTAAGGATAATAGAAAGCCTACGATCAAGGGCAGCAGCACAGCGAACAGCAGCTCTGGTGGGTTTTTCAAAATTTGAAGTACAGATAATCACACGAGAAGTGTAGAGAATTCCCTTGTCCTCCAAAGCGGCCATAGGCACTTTGAAGGGGGATGTGGAAACCATTTGCGGAAAATGTTTCCAGTCTTCACCTTGTGGATCCTGTCCAATATCATCTATAAGATGAACAGATTGACCATGATATCCATCAAAATATGCATATCCACCTGATGGGTGGACAAACACATCATCAGGATCACCAGAGAGTTCATTCGCAAGGGTCGAAGCAAGCAGGGTAGCCATAAGGGATTTACCAGAGCCAGGAGGGCCATACAAATAAATCACAACAGGTTCAGGACGGGGAGTTGGGGTATTATTCGTAAGGGAAGTGAGGCGAGAAGAGTAATTGCGAAGGGCTTGGGTAACCATTTGACAATGCACAGGAGATTTAGCCTGGGAAGCAACTTGCAACAATTTCTGACCAGCAGCAATATTGGAACGAATTGCAGTGAGGTTGGGAGAGGGATGGGAAACAGCAGCAGTAGAATCAGTATAGAGAGTGAAAATAGCTTCTTCCTTGTCAGCAAGATGGGTAGCAGGGTCATCTCTAATCTTAATCCCTAACCATTTCAAAATTTTCTCAACCAATTTGAACACTTTTTCAATCATCCAATCAGTATTTTTGAAAGCATTCATCCAATCATTGTAATCTTTCACACCCTGGGGTTCAGGAGCAGGGGGAGCAGAGGGTTCAACACGGGGTTCAGCATCAGGGTTAGTCGGAGGAGGGGTCTGGGTTTCTTCAGGTTCATCATCACCAAACACACTCTGAATTTCAGCAACACTAGTCTTAATACCTAATTTAGAGGACACCCAAGCAACAAGGGATTGGATTGGGGAGGTGTTAGAAGCAATCTCAACAAGACCAGGAGCAAGATCAGCAGCAATCACAGTAATCAAACCAGCAATTGAGAGAGGGGTAGGAGAACCAAAGATAATCATGATATACCCAATAATTTTAGTAATCCACATAAAGAATTTACCAACAACACCACCAGTTTCAGACACAACAGCTTTGGCAGCAGGGACTAATTTATCACCAATGTCACACACACGATTGATAGACTTTGAGATACCTTTTGCAGCAGCCTCCAGCTTATCCATTGAGGGCTGGATCTTCTTAACGGACGATTCGAGGCAAGCAGCAGCACCATTAACAATAGTGGCAGCCTTCATGATGTTCTCAGAAGCCTCGACAGTCTTGTCAAGAGGACCTTGCCTCTTTGGAATTTGGCGGAAGTGAGCGTCAAGAAGTGTTTTTGCAACGCCCACCGAAGCAGTAGCAGCAGCAGCAGCACCAAGTCCGAGAGCAAGTCCAAAGCCAGAGTTTTGCAAATTATAACCAGTAAGAGCAGAAACAAAATGAGTACAATTCTGAAAAGCATGGTAGGGAAGCGGGGAACCAATCAATTGTTTTGCCATCACCCAAGACTGATCAGTAGCAGTTGCCCAGACATCACCTGATACAGGTTCATAAGAAACAACAGCCTGAATTCCTCTCTTAGTGAGAGAAATTTGTTGATCACCTTTTCTAATTGCCCAATGCACATAAGTCACCTTAGGATCCCTAATCACATACACAGGGGAATCATCATCGCACTCAATCACACCATTCTGACGCTTAGCAGGAATGCGGGATTCATTCACAAGGCGAGGGACAGGATAAAATCGAGTTGTAGTCTTGGCGGGAGAGTATTGCGGAATAAAACCAAAACCACGGAAATTAATTGCACCAATATTAATATCCATCCAAGCTCTAATCACATGGGTAGTCTGTTCATTGGCGGGGGGATTCACTAACTCAATTGCAAATTGGAGGGAGCCAAAATTATCCATATCTACACCAAAAGCACGCTGATCAGCATCACCAGAAGAATTGTATTTGGGATAAGAAGCAGGCCACATTTGAAAGACATTTCGGGGAAGCATATTGGGAATAAAAAGAGGAATATGGATCGGGGATTGTCCATCAGATAAAGCAAAACCACTATAGGGTGAAGCAGTTGCGGCAGAAACCCAACACTGAGAAGCACCAGGAGGGAGATAAGACCAACGAAGTTTGAAAGGACGAGCATTATTTCCTTCACCATTAAACTGGGGTAAAATCGAAATGCGAACAGCTAGATCACAAGAGAAAGCTTTAAAATTTCTACAGATCCACGACATAGAGGAGGAAGACCAATCCTGATTTATACCACGGTCAGACTGAGCAATCATTGAATGGGTGTAAGAAGAATAGACACGATTACCATACAAGAAAGTCTCACCATCAAGCATTGTGATATTAACAGCATTAGATTTGAGATCCACAAAGCAAGCAGTAGAAGTAGGAGTGTTAGCAATAGTCTGAGTAGTATTGGAAAGGATGTTGTAAGCAAGATATGTACGGAGATTAGAATCTTTGAGTTCCTCATCACCTTGACGAGATACAGCAGCAGCCATAGCAGCGGCTGTCTCGTTGGCGGGCGCTTGAGTTTCAGAGAGATAGAGTTGAGGAGAGCACCCACGAAGTTCAAAAGATTCTCCAGCACGGATAAAAGCAACAATAGACCAGCCTTCAGCAGATTGGGGAAGGTCAAGCATAGGATTTTCAACCCAAACTGATACATACCCAAGAAGAGAGGCAATATAATTTTGAGGACTCTGATGGGGAAGACTAGGACACCAACCACCGGGGAAACAATTTGGAATAAGAATAGAGATAGAAGAGCAAGAAGTAATGTCCCAAAGGTGTTTAGCAGAAGGAGATACAGAAGCCATAGAACTGGGAACTTCAAAACCGGGGGGGGTATAAGCAACCATCATTCGTCCAGTACAATTCTGAGAGACTGAAGCAACCAAATCAAGAATCAAATCACCACGCCATTGAGAGAAAGCACGCATTGCAGTGGAGAGGGGTCCAGTATGGGACAAAATTTCAGCTCCAGAAATGGGAATGACAGCAACCTTAGCACCAACTTGATTATCCTCAATATCTACACGTTGGAAGAAGGAAGGAATCCGGGCAATCTCATCAAAAGATTTCACTTCACCAGGAAGATGTTCAAGATAAGGGAGGGGAGGCGGAGTAATAGTGACAGGGTGAAAATCCTTAAGTTGAGCAGAATAGGAATAGTCAGACCCGGAGCCAGCGGCAGGCATCGTAACGAGACCTTGGGAGGAGGGGTTTGCAGTCAACCAAAAGCGAGAACTACGAGGAGCAACAGCAATATTCACATTCAAAGAACCAGCCATAAGACCAAGACGAAGTTGGGTAACAGAGGTGAGGACCAAAGACCAAGAATCTTCAACACCAGTTATACCAGCACCACGGGGAAAGAAGGGTGGGAGGGTAATTGTTGCAGTATTGGCTTCAGAGAGATTAAGAAGGACAGAAGGAGTGGAGAAACCATTCAGATTATCAAAAGCACTAGCAGCAGAAGGAATAGCAGTAATTTTCATAATACCAGACATTCCAGGATTAGCATTTACAGACACTTGCACAGTAAAACCACATTGATAGAATCGATTAGAATCGTACAAGCGAGAGAACACACAATTGGGATTAGAAGAAACAATCGCGCTAGGAAGGGAAATCACATAACCGGATCGCTTGGAATTGTCTTTACCTAGAGGGAAAGGAGGATTGACCTGAGATTCAGCATTCATCACATTATACTGGACGAAAGGAAAACCACCTGTGACTTTAATCACCTGTCCAGGTTCATGGGCACCAGACCATTCAAAATTTGCAACTAGTTGGAGAGAATCAGATAGGGGACCACCAACAATAGCAGGACCAAGATTGGGAGGGTCATAAACAGGAGGATCAGGCCAAGGGGCAGATCTACAAGCATAAGCCATAGTATCAAAAGAGACATATCCAGTTTCTTCAGCCTTAATATCAGAAGCCATAGCGTTTGTCCGAACACGTCGAGTCGCAGATTGGAGGATAGAGGCAGGATTAGCGGAGAGACGATCAGTTTGGGGAGGAAGCTCATGATCACGGGAGCGGGTATTGGACACAACATCTATATCTACAGAAGGTGCAGTACGAGGGGGCCTAACAGGAGCAGAACGGGCATTATTTTCTTGCACAGGGGGGGTCGAAATAGCAGTTGCATCACCACCAGAGGCAGCAAGAGAACCAGAAGCAGATAGGCCTTGAGACGTGTCAAAAGAGTTATTACTGCCAGTGACATTATATGTAATGTTCCCATGGGGAACAGCTTCTTTGCCATAATAAAAGTCCTGTATTTGTTCGAGAGTTAAAGCAGCACCAAAAGGAAGAGAACCATTCTGATAGTAATAAAACAAATCGTCATTAAGCATACAACCAGAAAAATCCAGATCACAATCACTCAAATCGAGGGGTTCAGGAGGGGGGGTGGGAGTGGGGGGAGGGTCAAGATAGGGAAATGGACAAGGAGCATCAGGATCATATTGAGACTTAGGAAGAGAAGAATGAAGATAAGTCTTCTTTTGAGGTTTACCAGAACCAGGAGCATAAAACAAAATCCGACGGGCGAGCTGGAGACGACGTTGCCGGGAAACAGTGCAGCCAAGACGGTTAGCCAGAGGTTGATCAATAGCAGGGTCATCGATGCCAGAAAAGCCAGATTCACAAGCCACTTCATCAAAAATCTTCTTAAAGCACTCCATTTTCTCTAGTGATGATTTGCTGTAGACACTGTGTACGCTATGAAACATCAGCAAACTGCTGATATAATGGCGTCACCACTAAAGAAAAGATAAAAGGAAAAGAATATTTTGGACCAAACTTTCATGGTTTTAACCTCATATGTGGGGAGACACACAGTATGAGGCCCAGATCAGATCCCATATAATGGGGTACCTTCTGGGGGTCTACTCATTTGGTCATAACGTTCCTGACTACTAGCAAGATTGCCAGCAATTACATACTAAATTCTAATTACTATAAGTAAACTTCCTTGGGGTTAGGAGCCTGGGAGGTGAGCTTCATCAAATCCTGTTCAGGTCGGGGTGGGAACCCCTTCCTTGGAGGACCGATTGCCCACTAGCCTTTCGGGCCCGTTGGACCATGTTACCATGGGGGAATTCCAACGGCACACACCAGGTGGCGCGAGCCAGTTATACTTAGTTCATTAGAACCGTTCAATAAAAGACAGCTTTCTTACGTTCGTCAAGGCACGGGTACATTTCCTAGATACTAAGGCCCAAAAGATGGGACTAGGAATTAAGGTTTGAGTACCGAAACCTTGGGGGAAACTTTGGGAAAGACATAAACAAACACACAAAGTTTTGGGCATTGGAGCATGAATCAACATGAACTCCTAACGTGCAAGCCCTGCACGGAAGCCTTGGTTAAACAAGTTAACC